TAATGCAGCTAGTGAAAGCCTTAACAATGTATTTGTAGGTAAGATTGGTGATACAGTTCAGTTATTTGGTGGTGGTGCTTCTAAACTATTTAAGTTTGATGCTACTAATCTTAATATGACAGATGTATCTAAAACTGGTGCTTACGGTGGAACTGTTCGTTGGCAATATGCACAGTTTGGCTCTATATTATTAGCAGCTAACTATCATGAACCTATACAAGCATGGACTTTAGGAGTTTCTAGCACATGGCAAGATTTAGGTACATATATTAACGGTACTTATACTAGAACACTTACAGTTGTTACAGTTACTACATCTACTGCACATGGTTTAACTACTGGTAACACATATAAGATTTATTTCAAAACAGGTGGTGCACTATCTGGTAACTATGTTATCACTTCTACAGGTGCTAATACATTTACTTTAAATACTGCAGCTAGTGGCACTATTGCTTCAAGCAATATGAGTGTATATACATCTTCTGCACCTACTGCTAAATTTGTAACCGTAGTGCGTGACTTTGTAGTTTGTGCAAATATACTAGATACACCTAATAAACTTCAATGGTCTGACATTGCAAACGAACAGAATTGGACTTCTGGTAATGCTTCACAAGCTGACTTTCAATTAATTGCAGATGGTGGAAATATTACAGGTATTACAGGTGGTGAGTTTGGCATTATATTCCTAGAAAAAGCTATTTACCGTATGTCATACATAGGTAGCCCTTATTTCTTCCAGTTTGATGCTATATCACGCAATCTTGGTTGTATAGAAGGTAATTCTGTAGCACAGTATGGTGGTATGTCTTACTTCCTATCAGATGATGGATTTTATTCATGTGATGGTCGTACTATTAAACCTATAGGCGTAGAGAAAATAGATAGATATTTCTATTCTACATTTAACCTTGCCAAATCTGACACTATGTCAGCAACAGTTGACCCTATTCGTAAACTTGTTATTTGGAACTATCCTACAGTAGCAGGTGGTAATGCACTTATTATTTATAACTGGCAACTTAATAAATGGTCAAGAGCTGAAACAGATACTAACTATGTAGCTTCTGCTGCATCTACAGGTGTTACATTAGAAGGTATTGGTACTTTATATACAAGCATTGAAACAGTCCCTGCATCACTTGATGACCGTATTTGGGCTGGTGGTAAATATGTTCTTGCAGGTGCTAGAGGCGGATACATTGTCACATTTACAGGTGCTAATACTACTGCAAACCTTATATTATCTGATTTTGAAGATGGTTATAACTCCGTAGTTAAACTTGCTAGACCTATTATAGATAATGGTGCAGCTAATGTTTCTGTAGCTTCAAGACGTGAACTAGATGATAACATTACATTTACAACTGCTGTAGCATCTGGTGAAGGTAATCGTGTACCATTAAGAAGTGCTGGAAGATGGCATAGATTAAGTATTACACCTACAGGAAGTTGGACAACAGCTATAGCAGTTGACATAGATACTGAACCACAAGGTGGTAGATAATGGCTCGTAGTGATATGTATAGGGGGTTAAACCCTGCTGGAGGAAATCCTCGTGAAATTAGTGAAGTAACTAATGGTGTATTAAACGGTAAAACAAATAATACTGGAAGTGTTACTTTAAATGTTGCAAGTGCTACTACTACTACTATTTATGATGAACGTATAGGTTTTAATAGTGTTATACTTCTTATGCCTACTACAGCTAATGCAGTTTCTGTTGTAGCAAGTACTTATATTAGTGCTACCAATAAAGGCAATGCAGTGATTACTCATACAGCTAACACAAATACGGATAAAACTTACAAATACATAGTTATTGCATGATTTTACATTATATACCTAAACAAGATTTAAGGCAACATTGGGACTATGTTAAACATGGTCTTGAATTAGTTCGTGCTAAAGGTCACCCACATTGGATAGTAGAAGATGTCTACTGTGATTGTTATGAGAACCGTTCTATGTTGTTTTTAGCTATTAATAACAAACAACCTTATGGCTTTGTTGTATTACAACCTATGGGTCAAACAATGCACGTTTGGGCAGCATGGTCTACTATTAATGACGAAGTGCTCTTTCAACAATCATGGCAAGAAATACAACAAATAGCAAAACAAGGTGGTAAGACAGAAGTTACATTCACATCTAGTCGTAAAGGATGGGAACGCAAAGTAAAACAAATGAATTTTAAACCAACAACTTGGACATTCACTCTTTAAGGAATAGATATGGGAGCAGCTTTACAAAATCAAGATTCAACATCTGGTGGTCAAGTATATTATGACTCACAAAAAGGTCAATATTATACTACTAATCAACCACAACAATCTGATAATTTTCTTTCTCAATTATTTGGTCAATCTCCAGAGTTTTCTGCAATGATGAATGGTAATAGAAAATATATTGGAACTAATCCATTAAACAATACTTACAATCCAATGCAAGTTGACTCAAGCATGGCTCCATATCCAACAACTGAAAGTTTATTTCCAACACTTAATGCTCAACTGGCACAAAACTTACAAAACATAAATGCTGGTCAACAATCATCTGGTGCTGGAAGATTTGTAGCACCAAGTTTACTATCAACAAATACTTCTAAAGGCACATAAATATGAAATTATCAAATTCTTTTAAATTATTCTTAAACCCAATTTGGGTTATGGATAACTTATTTACATTTTATGGTGGTGGTGGTTCTCCAACTAATTCTACAACTACATCTGGTATTGACCCTAATGTAGTGCCTTATGTTACTTATGGTCTTGAACAAGGTAAGCAACTTTACCAATCTAATACGCCACAATACTATGGTGGTCAAACTTATATTGGTCCATCACAACAAACTCAAACTGCTTTACAAGCTGCTCAAAATCGTGCTATGTCAGGTAATCCATTACTTGCTTCTGCACAACAACAACAACAAGATGTAATATCTGGCAACTATTTACAAAACAACCCATACTTTAATCAAGCCCTTGCTGGTGCTTCACAAGGTGCTACACAAACTTACATGGATGCTATTAAAGCTGCTCAATCAGGTGCATCACAGTCTGGTCGTTATGGTTCTGGTGTTTCTGCTGATATTCAAAATCGTGCTGCTAATACATTATCTAATACACTAGCTAACAAGTATGGTGAGTTAGCTTACCAAAACTATGCTAATGAACGTGGTATGCAAAATGCTGCTGCTACTAATGCTCCAACTATGGCTAATGCTGATTATTATGATATTAACCAACTTATGAATGTTGGTAAAATTAGTGAAGATTATCAAAACCAAGCATTGCAAGCAGACATTAATAAATTTAACTATAACCAAAACTTACCTTATCAAAAACTACAAAACTACGCCAATCTTATTGGTCAAACACCTATGGGAAGTGTTTCTACAACACAATCATCAGGTGGTGGCAAGATTGTATGTACAGCTATGAACGCTGAATATGGCTTTGGTAGTTTCCGTAATGCTATTTGGTTAGCTCAATCTAAAGACTTAGACCCTGCATATGAAAAAGGTTACCACACACTATTCTTACCGTTAGTAACATACGCTTATAAGAGTGGTGAAAAAGGTACCCTACAACGCATTTTAAGGGGTGTTTTAGAGCATATCGCAAGACACCGTACTGCTGATATCTGGAAACAAAAAAGAGGTAAAAACAGAGATAATATTGGCATGATTTATCGTGCTATTTTTGAACCTATTTGTTACATTGCAGGTAAGGTAGGTAAATAATGGACCCAATAAGCATAACAGGTATTGCTGCATTAGACGCAGCTTTAACAGGTGCTGGAGTAGGTGCTGTAGGTGGGCTAGTTACAGGTAATGACCCACTTAAAGGTGCTTTATTAGGTGGTGTTACAGGTGGTGGTGGTTCTTTATTAGGACTAGGCGGTGGTGCTGCAGGTGGAGCTTCGCAAGGAATTACAGGTATTTCAAATGTAGCAACTCCAGCAGTTGCAGGTGATTTATCTACTGCTGCACTAGAAAACAGTGTTAATGCTTTATCTACTAATCTTGCTCCTAACGCCATAGGTGGTGCAAGTGTTAATTTAGGTAATCTTGGCTACAATGCTACTGAAGGTGCAAATCTTTTAGGTAGCATGGGTACAGGTATTACACAATCTGCTAATCCATTAATGAATTTAACTGCAGGTGGAGAATTAGCATCTGGTATGCCAACATTTATGGACAAACTTGCTAATGCACCTTCTGCTGCTTTTGACTTTATGAAAGCAAATCCAAATGCAACTTTAGGTGCTGGTAAAATGTTTGCTGATTTTAAAAATCCACCTAAACAACAAACAGCTAAAGCTCCTGCTGTTGGTGTAAGCAAAGGAAACATTGGTCAATACCAACCATTATTAGTTACTGAAATACCAAAACAAAGATACCCACACTCATTATTATTAGGATATTAACATGGGATTATTAGACTTATTTAGCAGTTCATCTGAACCTTCATCTGGCGGTGGATTTTCATTAAATTCTTTGCTTGGAACTAGAGTGCCAGAATTTTTAAAAGCAAATTTAACTGAAGATGAATTAAAAGCATTACAAAGTCAATCTAATTTTACAACTGGCATTGGTGGTTTAGAGGGTTATGCTTCGCAACTTTATCAAAATAAATCACCATTACAAAAAATATTAGGTGCTTATACTGGAGCTTCTGCTGGTAGACAATCTCCATATACAACAACACAACAAAACCTTATGACTGGATTACAAGGTACTAAATTAATCCAAGATGTAACAAAAGGTAAAGTTGAAAATCAATTATTAACAAATAAATTTACTGCTGCTCAAGAAGCTATTGCAAACACTAATGACCCAAATTTAAAAAGAGCATATAATATAGACCCAGAAGGAACTACTAAAATAGTTATGGATGGTATGTTTCCTAAAGCACCTACTAGGTCTGAACCAGTATATGACTTTATTAAAGCACTTAAACTTGACCCTAACAATCCAGTAGATGCTGCAAAAATACTTAAATTTCAATTAGGTGGAATGAGTCAAAAAGATGTTATTGATGCTCAAACCAAAAGAGCAACTCTTGGTGCTGAATTTCCTCAAGCTGCTAAAACAATTACAGAACCTAAAAGCCAATTTGATATTGTTAAAGAAATTCTTCAACAAACTATTAATAATCAACCTCAACAAAATGTATCTCAAGTTAGTCCTGCAATGAACCCTGCAATTAATCAACCAGTAAATATTAATGTTCCATCTACAGATATGTTTCCAACATCTCAAGAGCAAAATATTTATCAACAAGGTGTTAATGCTCCAGTACAAACTGCTCCAATGCAAACTACTCCAGTACAAAAACCAACTCCAGTATCTTCAGTAACACAACGAGTTCCTAATCAACCACCAACTGAAATTACTATATCTGGTGGTGGAACTAAACCTATTGTTCCAGAAAATATACAACCTTCAGAAAAATATCAAAATACAAAACTTGAAACAAGAAATACTGATACATCAAAATTAAGAAATAATGTTAATAATAATAATTATCTTCGTGAAGATATTGAAGCATTAAAACAACATGCAGGATCAAAAATGTTATTTAGTGCTGGTGGTGGAATTAAAGCTGAATTATCTAGAGAAGGTGGAGCTGCACAAAGATTACTTAATAAAATAACATCTGCTGGCACAGTTAATGAATTATTAAATATGAAAGAAACTGGTCCTAACGGTGCTACGCCATTTGGTCAATTAAATGGTGGTGAATTACAAATTATGAAAGATAAATTTAGTGTATTAAAATCTGGTGCTAATTATACTGAATCAATGGATGCATTAAAAACTATTGGTGATTTATTAGATAAAGCTGAAAGTAGCTCAAGAGATTTATATAAAATAAATTATGGCACTTTTGGTGATAAATATATTCCAAATAAACTACAAGTATCTATTCCAGTTTCTACTGGTCAAGATACCCCTCCAATTTCTGCTTCTCTTGGTAATGTTATAAAAGGACAATTTTTAAATAATCCAAATATTAAACAAGATAGGTATTATTATATTACTCCTGATAAAAAATTACATGAAGTACTTAAAGGTGATGGAACTCCCTACACTAGAACAGATAATTTAAATAGAAAGAATTAATATGGATAATTCAGAATTATATTTATCAGATAAATCAATTCCATTAGAAACTAATGTTAAATTAAAACCAATAGAAGTAACAGCTAAAAAATTACCTAATGATAATTTACAATTAGGACCTGCTGTACAACAACCAACTACTTTTGATTTTATGAATCTTGTTTCTAATCTTGGACCAAGTGGAGTGCAATATATACAAGATATTGTAACTCCATTTATTCATCCAATAGATACTGCTCGTGGCATAGGAACATTGGCAAGTGGATATGGTCAATTAGCACAATCATCATTAACTGGACAAGAAGCACCAACCAATGAAAACGTTGATGCTGCAAGAGCAGTTAATCAATTTATGGCTAATAGATATGGTGGAAAACAACAATTTTTAAATACATTAGAAAATGATCCAGTTGGAGTATTAGGAGATGTTTCTAGTTTATTTACTATGGGTGGTGGATTATTAGGCAAGACTAAACTTGCTAGTGAAGCAAATTTAGTATCAAAAACTGGAAAATTATTAGATCCAGTTTCATTATTGCAAAAAGGTGTTGATATTACTGCACCACAAGTCGCCTCATTCTTATCTCAAAAACCTGCTGAAGCATACAGAGTAGCATATCGTGCAGGTAAAACAGGCGGTCAAGATTTAACTGATTTTAATGCAGCTATTGGTGATAAATTACCACAATCTGAAATAGTATCTAAATACAAAGAAGCTGAAAAAGCGTCTAGAGGTATTGCACAAGATGAATATAAAAAATTAAAATTTGGCGATCAATTTGACCAAGGTTGGGCTGACGATAAAACTAGATTAGATTTTGGTTCTATTAAAAATCAATTTAATGATATGAAAAAAGGTATTCAATTAAGAGGTCAATCTACATTAGATTTATTACCTGCTCAACAAGCTCATTTAGATGACTTATCAAATCTTATTGATACATATGCTAGAAAACCATCTTTACATACATCTGAAGGTGTAGATTTATTTAAGAAAACAGTTAGTGAAAAATTAAATCGTATAGACAGTCCGTCTGCTGCAGTTTCAAATATTTATGGCAAAACAGCAGAAAATGCATATAAATTAATTTCTAGTGAAAATAGAAGATATGCCCCATCTATGAAAGCATATGAAAATGCTATGAATACATTAGATGAGATTCATAGATCTATAGGAAACAATGAAGTTCCTCCTGCAAGTTTATTAAATAAATTTAATGGTTTATTAAAAGAATCTGGTCCTGCTGAATACAGAATGGATTTAATGAATAAATTAAAAGAAAGAACTGGTATAGATATTATGCCAATGATAGCTGGTCAAACATTAAAAGATCCATTAGCATCTGGTGCTGCAAAATACATTGCACCTGCTGTGGCTGCTGGTAGTGGTGTAGGTGTACATTTACTTGGTGGTGGTGCACCATTAACTGCTGCAGCTATTGCTACAATTATGGCAGGTACATCTCCATATGTTTTAGGTCAAGGATCTAAATATGCTGGAAAAGTTGGTAAATATGCTACTGCTGACAGAGTGCGTGGTGCTGGTGTTTTAGGAAATGTATTAAGTAAAACTACAGACCAACCATTTTATGGCTTATTACAAGAGCCAGATTTATCACAACAATATTAAGAAAGTTTATTAATGTCTAACCAAATTGACCCAATACAGTACGGACAACTTATAGCCCAAGTACAAAACCTACAAGACAAGGTAGATAGCATGGAAACAGATATAAAGTCACTCCTAGAGCTTGCAAACAAGTCTAAAGGTGGCTTCTGGGCAGGTATGGCTATTGCCTCTGCTATTGGTGGCTTTATAACATTTATTGTTAATCATTGGATGGGAAAATGACATTCATTACAGAGAACAACATTGCCAACCTTTATTCGGCTTTGATAGAGTTCCCTGTATTTGACGAGTATAAATTACCCCCATCAGCCAAAGTAGATTTTGTAATAGTTAATGACCCAGAAATGTATGGTCAGTATGAACCACCAGAACAAGGTGAACCTCATATTATTACAATTAGCACAGCTAAGTGTAGTCATCTTGATACTGTTATGAAAACTCTTTGCCATGAAATTATACATATGTGCATATATTTAGAAACACCAAAAACAGAAAAGTATACTAGTCACAAAGGTTTATTTTTAAAACTACAAAAGCGTGTAGCCAATCATCTTGGTTTCGACCCAAAGGAGTTGTAATGTTCGGTTCAATTATATCTTTAATATTACCAGCTTTAGTCCCAGCATTTGCTGACGGTGCTAGAGGTCTTATAGCAAAGTTTACAGGTGGTGCAGGTGGACAACCACAAAACATGACAGAACGCATAGAGCTTATGAAAGCAGAAGCTGAAAAACTACAGGCTTTAGCTGCATTAGATAATCCTACTGGCGAACCTTCTAAATGGATTATAGATCTTCGTGCTTCATTCAGATATATTATTATTACTGCTATAATGGTATTCACTGCTATTGTGGTATTTAACCCAGACGTTGTAGGTGCATCTGTAGTAGCAGTATTCCTTGACATGACTGGAGCTTGTATGTCTTTTGTTATTGGCGAAAGAATGTACCTGACACTTAAAAAATGATTGTATTAAATTTCATGAATTTTGTTGGTTTATCTTTTCTTAAATTAATTGTTGTTTCTTTATTATTTATTGCTATGGGATTTTCTTTGGCATTTATGATGGCAATGGAAGCACTTACTAACGCATTGGAATATATTAATTCATATGTTGATTGAAGTTAAAAGATTTGAATTTAATGATACATATACCGTAGGTAGAATGTAT